AAATCCAATTACTGGCTAATATGTTTGTATAAAAATAATAATAAACGTAGTTACTCATCACAAAATTATAATAAATTATGTGATATAATGCCAAAGCAATTATTGTAATAAAACTGCTTTTGGCGAAATAATGGTAACTATTCCAATTAAATAAGGCGTGTATAAGCATTACCAAACAAGCGATAAAATCAATATCTTCTATTAATTGTGCATTGTCATAATACCATTGTACGCTACCGAGTAAAGCCAAAAGCAATACGCAATAACATACAAAGATAACTATTGGTAAGTAGCCTAAAATCTTATTCATTCTATTGTGGCGGTTTCGGTGCGCCAATACTTAATAGAGTTAACCCTACTTCGGCTAAAACCTCTTTTGCTTTGTTAACCGCTTCGATTTGTTCTGTTGTTAGTTCTGTAATTTCCATTATCTATTTACTGTTATTAAAGTTGGTACTGATTCTCCTAAGCCGATTACTGTTGTTGTTATTTCGTAGGTTGCACTTTGGGGATTTCCTTTGATTTTATCGTCAAGAAATTCGCTTATATCTTCCCCGTCATAAACAGTCTTTGAAACACCGCCTACAACCCTTACTACTTTGAAATGATGCGGTATGTAATAAGTGTCTACACCATTACCGTGATAAGGGCAATGCCAATCCAACTTTATCCATCTTTTACCTTGTTGACTTTTTGTAACCACAACTTCATCGGGTGGAATAGTTGTATTTTCTGCAATAGCTGATTCGTCAATTACTGCCGTCCCTAAAAATGAGTTGTTTGTACTGTTTATAGTAACATTAATGGGTAAAACAACTACGTTAGTCGCTATCTTTTCTGGGTTGATTAATCCGCTTGGGTTTAATACGATTATAATTAACTGTTTACCGCTTCTCGCAACTGCTCTATTGGTATAGTTGTCTGCCGTTTGCGCACCTAAGAACATAAAAGGCGCATCAGGCAATCCATCGTTATAATTGATTTGTTGTTGTGGGTCGTAGCCATTTTGATAAGTTGTAGCGGATAAGTTAAAATTCTGTTTGATTACTTCGGCTACGGGTAATCTATCTTTAACCGTGTAAATTGCTAAAAGACCGTCGAAGTTATAACCACCGTTGCCCGTTGGAATACCGCTTTCAAGTTTATTTACAACCCAATCATTTGCGCCCGAATAGTCAAGTTCAGCTATATTGCCAATAGGGCAGAAATAAGTAAGTACAGTGTCTAATTCAGTCCCACCAAACACTTTAGGGGAATAGGTTACTTTATATCCATAATCATAAGGCGGTACTTTAATCCCAATACCATCTTCCCAACCTACGTAATTAAATGACTTCTCAATTAAAGATAGTTTAAAGTTTTTCGTTGAATCGCCATCTAAAATTCTTTGCTGAGATTTTATAATTTGCTCGTCTACCGAACAAGAAATCAGCATTATTAAAATCGGTATTAAAATTAGTTTTTTCATATTATTAAGCTGTAAAATATTGAATAGTAACTCTGTAGGTTCTTGTTGAACCAGAAACACAAACGATTCCAAATTCCCAATCTGTATTCCCCGAATTTCTACGCATAAATGAGGGTGTATCGGAAGTTGAGGCTACAATTGCCGTTGGTGTATTAGAAGCTAAACCAACACCCGTATATAAAACCGCAGATGCCCCGCTAAATCCCGTAGGTGTTACGGGGTCGGGCAAATCAGATGGCATAGGAAACAAAATCTGAGTTACAGTAGCTCCCGCATTAGCAAAATCTACAGCTATATTTAAAGTTACCAAATTCCCTAATTGTATCCAATTATAAGATTTGTTTTCTGTTCCACTTGGGGCTGTACCTGCCGTAAACGCTACGGTTTCGGTATAAGATAATAACCCGCTTTGTCTAAAAGTAACCTCTGTTTCGTTTGCCGTTGCATTTGTGTTATTGACTTTCATTGAATAAGCCGAAGTTGACTTAATCGCCTTTGCGTCTAATTGTGTTTGAATAGAACTTGTAGCGTCTAAAAAATTAGCCGTTTTAAAAGTTGCCAAAGCTGTTGTTATTAATCCGGGAACTGCATTTATTTGGTTTTGAAGTTTTCCAAAAGCAATTAAAACTGTATCAGTATCTACAATTGTGCCGCCCGTTGCCGTTGAAAGTCCGCTTAAAACAGTTGCTAAAACTCTAGCCGTAGTAAAAAACAGTTTTGTCCCCTCGTTGATGTTTGTGGTTGTGGTTGTATCAACGTTTTGAACATCACTTAATCCGACTTGCGATTTTGTTACGTTATGCGGGTTTGAAGTACTTGCGATGTGGTTTAAAACGTTCGCTCCGTTTGTCGTTACCCAAGTATAAGCACTAATAACGTTATCCCCATTGGTAACTATCCACGTAACAGCACTATCGTAAGCCGTTTTTAAAGCAGTTGTAAATGCTTCGGTTATCAAATCCAAAGTACTGCGATTTGCGTGCGCTATAGCGGTCTTTTCTGAAGGAGTTACGAATACTTTTGAACCAGTTTCGGTTATTTGTCCTGCGTTGTAATCCCCATTTGTAGCAACTACGGCTCCGGTTCGATTAAAAACAGAATCAACCGCACCTCCACCACCACTTGACGGCTGTAATTCTAATTTTCCAGTTGTTTCGTTTACAGTTGGAACGTAACCATCTTTACCTACATAGGTTTTATCAGTAACATCCACCAAATCTAAAAAAGCCGAAGTGTCAGAAATTGTCAATCTAACAACCTCTTCAACTACAACCACATCAACTTCAGTTACTATTTCTTCAATTACTATTGTCATGGTCTTGAAATGTCTTGAATTATTTTCATTTTTGCGCTAAACAGAGTTTGAATATCCCCGTTTGCCAAAGTCATCTGCAAATCAGAAACATAATTTCCAAAGTCTGCCGTAATGACTTTTTTATTCATTTGAAGTTTTCCGTTTTCGGCATCTGTTATCTCGAACGAATCATCCTCGCTTGACCACTCGAAAGCAACCGGATTATCATTAACCCCTATTTTCTCTTTTCGGAATTGCATCAAAAAAGTGCATCCGGTAATATCAATCGGGGTTTCATCATCTAACTGTAAAGTTAGAATTTTCGCTTTAAAAGTATCACCGCTAAAGTGGTCTTTTATGTTCCAAGTTGGTATGCAAGCCATATCGTATTATTTATTTATTCAAAATGTTCATTTATAGCTTTTGCCGTCAGTTGTGAATTACGAACGCAATCCCCTTTATTGAAAAAACTTTCCGAAGATGCGCAAATGATTTTTCCGTTATTTGATTTGATTTTCCACCGCCATTGACGAGTTAAAAAATGCTTTGTGAATATTAGTTTCATTTTGTTGTGTTTTAAATTGTTATTACTCTGATTTCTCGAAGTGCATCCAATCGTAGTTCTTTTCACGGCCTAAGGAAACAAATCCGTGTTTATAAAAAATGTCAATCATTGCCTTGTATTCGGCACGTGCAAATCTAGCTGTCTTTGCTGTTTCGTGAAGTTGGTTTCTGTCTGGGTCTAAATCTATCGCTATACCCCAAGAATGACGGCTATAATCTGAACCTCCTCGCATTGCACGGAAATTGAAACAACCTCCAAATAAATCAATTCCTAATTCTTGAATTTTCTCGAGTCCATAAACTGAAAGTATTTCAGAAAAGACCTTTAAAAAGTCATCCGCCACTAATTTATGACAACGCATTTTAGTAACGGTTGTTTTTTTGTCCCACGCCAAACGCATAGGATAAGGCAGCTGTATTGTCGTTAGGTAAGTCCCTTGTTGATTTGGCTTACCATACTTTGCGATTATTTGATTTGTTTTAAGCATAATTTTATTTGATTAAATATTTAATTGCTCCTGCTAAAAGACCTCCTGCCAAAATCACAACAAATAGAATATTCCAATACATTTGATGCAAAATAACAGTTCGCTCAATATTGTTCAATTTGGTTATCAGTCCGTTTTTTCCGTTGTATTCGTGGTCGGTCAAAGAGTTGACAATCAAATCTAATTTTCGATTTTGTTCTATTCTGTTTTTGTCCTCATCGTCTTGACGGTTTTTGATTGTGTTTAAATGCGTTCTAATGCTTTTGATATCGTCTTTGATTTCGATAATGTCCTTTTGCTCCTGAGTTTGATTCATTTTACCCTAAATTTTCTGTATCGTTTGTATTTGATTTTTGACTATTTAATTCTGCTTTGATTTCTGCGTTTTTGCCGTATTGTTTGGTAACTACTATTGCCACTATAAAACCTAAAATACCAGTAAAAACTTGTATTGCGTATGGGTTTACAGTTTTCAATCCTAAAAGCCTATCCGAAATTACAATGTACAATCCCAACCCGAGCATATAAGGAAACGATACGGCAACCAAAATCCTATCCATAGAGAATTTACCTCTTACTTTTAATGTATCGTCTATGATTTTACCCATTGTTACTTCCCTTTGTGCGTTCTAAAAATACTCAAAACAATGTCGTAAATCTCAATATCCCCGTTTAAAGGCGTTATTTGAATATCGCCACCATTGGATATAAATGTAGTGCCTGTAAAGTAACTCAAATCAATATCAAATCTTTGTTCAGTATTTGCCCCTTTGTAAAAAAGTATGGTTTCTTGACTAATAACATTGAAAGCTCCACCGATGTTTATTGCTACGTCTGCAATTCCACTAACAACACTCATTTTAGCTTTAAACCTTAATGATAATGTAAAAGAATCCCCATTATTAACCCCTAATAATTTATCGGTTGTTTCATTCCAAAAAGTACTTACACCGCTCGGCAACTGCGTTTGAATTTTGGCAACCGTGCCAGTCAATATTTTTCCAGTAACCCCGCTTAAAATTGTCAATGGCGAACCTAAAGTGTATGTCGAATCAGTTATTTGTTCCCATCCAGTTTGATTTTGAACGTCTGACATAAACGCAACAGTTCCGTCATCATCTTGAAATGTTATTGAACGGTTTGCCGTTGGGTCTGTGAATGTTAGGTCTGTTTGGAAGCCGTTTTGACCTCTCGTTATTTTATCCTCTGAAAATTGCCAAGATGTTAAAGGAAAAGAAACGTCTAAATTACCCGAAATAGGATTATATTCTAAAATGTTATTTTCTCCTGCGTCCGTCACTTTAAATAACGCGTCAGCACCTTGTAGGGTTAAAGAATTGTCTGCTATATTGCCCTCCGTTAAAACTTGCTCAAGGTTAGGCGGTGTGTCAGTCAAATCAATCAACACCCAATCCGTCAAATCTTCGGGATTAGAATTTTTACCCGTTGTGTTTTGGTAAATTTTCGCTCCAATAAAAACACTTTGCCCTACTCGGTATCGCTTGTTTTCATTCCACTCACTTGCATTATTGCTCAGTATTGCCTGCTGTATTGTTGCCATTTGTTTCTGGTTTTTCCGTTAAATTATATTTGGTAATTTCCTCTTTGTTTTCCTCAAAATTCTCGTGCCAATCCCCAACGTTAAGCATTTCAGATGCCTGCTCACGTGAGATTAAAGCCGTAATACCATCCGCTTCATTTCCTAACATTTCACGAACCGCCTTAACCTCTTTCAATGGGTCAATATGTGGCATTCCACGTCCAACAAATCTACATTGTAAATACGATTGAATAACCATAAAATCGCCTTTCAACAAAGCATTAATAAAGCCATCCGCTTGAATTTTATTGTTTAAAACTTCCCACTCCAACCATAAAGCATAAAACGGTTTATAAAACTGCTCTGCAAAGTCGTTACGGTCAATGTCAACAATATACCCCCAACTGTTTATCGCTGCCCTCGATGCAGAATAATTACTATTGTACTGCTGTTTTGCAACCTCTGGCGGAGTATCAACACTTGCGCTAATATCATCATAATTTTTATCGTGAAAATCCGCAAAAGACGTTTCAATGTTAGTGCCGAAATCTTTCATAGAAGCTCCAGGAGGCAAATTGAAAGTTTGGTTTGATGTAGTTTGTGTAATACGGTTTGCCAAAGCGTCACCTAATTCATAAGGCTCAATAATATCATCCGCTTTTGTTCCTTTAAATCTTTTTTGAACCAAGTCTTGAAGCGGATTTTCGCCCGTTGAATATTCCTTATGCTCGATGCCAAATAAGATGTTTGCTGCCTGCTCCGCTTTACTTACACTAGCATCAGTATAACGGTCTAATTTCATAACTTTTTCAATTACCTGAGTATATTCAGGAACGCCCCTTTTTTGGTCTGCTGTCAATTTCTGACCGTATACCATCCACGCTAAACGCCTTTTTGATTTTGTACCGTATGCCGGTACTCTTTCATATTCCAAAGAAATTAGATTGTCCTTTTTTATCTGAACGTAATACGCTATATGTTCGCCTCTGGCATTTAATTCAATACCGTGTTCAATTCTATTGCCCTCGCCTTTTTGGTTCAACACATCGCTTAAAATTGGCGTATTCACAAACTCCCCTGAAATCATTTGCATAGTCGGTCCCGAATTTTCATAACGACAAACGACCAAGAAATCACCCGCCTTAAATTTTTCACTATAACCATCCTTTGCCATTTCGTGAAAGTTTCTGCGTTTTTCATAATCAACGTATTTTGAGTTGGCGTAAACTTTCCAACGCGCCTCAGTCAATAATCTGAAATCAGCATTTACCGTAATCCCCTCGCTTTTCAAAACCTCCACATTTGGCTCACACTCCAATTTCATTCCCGAACCCACAACCCATTGAACTCGTCTTGATGTTAGTGTTTTGATAATGTCGGTTTTCACATAAGCGTCAATTCCACGTAATCTTAAACGCAAAAAATCGGGCATATTTTTTATAACAATACCCAATTCACCAGAAGTCTTTTCGCCGTCATACGGCTTACTTAATATCGGCCATGAACCGCCATAATAACCATTGTTTTGTCCGTAATATTCAATATTGCTTTGGGGTTCGATAGTTTGTTTTTCACTACCAAATAAAGCGTTTTTTGCACTTATTAATCGTTCCTTTAATCCCATGTCGTTTGTTTAAAAGTTTCCGCTTCTTAAAATTGTTCTACGCCCGTTTAATCGGTTTACATATCGCTGTTTTAATTGCTCTAATCCGGTAAGTCCTGCCATTACATCTTTTACGCTTCGGTATTTAGTTCTAACTTTCATCTGACCATCATTAAGCTCATACTCGTCAAAAGTCGTGCTTTCAGTAACGTCAACCAATTTCAATTCCATTGCAGAAATCAAAGCGTCAATAGCGGATATCTTATCAATCAAAGTCGACCGACACTCGATATAAGTACTTATGCTGTAAATACCATCATTCATAATATTGAATTTTATTTCTTTACAAACTTACATTTTTTTTTGTTAGGTTGTATAAATGAAAAAAGCCACCTTGTAAAAAGTGGCTTAAAAAAAATAATTGTGGTATTTGAGATTTAATCCTGAAATGTTTTTTTAAGTTTTCTAAGGAAATAAATTGAACAGACAAATGTAAAAGATGCAGTCCAATAATTACCAATCCCACATGAATTATATTCCCAAAATCCATCATTAATTATTGAGACCGTCACATAAATGCATCCAAGCCATAAAAAGCCATAATAAATAAAAGCTAAAATTCTTTTTGTTGATTCCATATTTATCGATTTTCAATTAATTGTACATAATCCTCCCAAGTAAGTTTAGCGTTTTGAGAATGCGAACGCCTTAAAACGTCTATAAAAATTTCACGTGCTGCAATGTTATAAACCGCAACGTCGAAAAAGTGATTGACTACTGAACTGTTTTTCTTTTTCCAAGCATAACCAACCTCAACCTCGTTTTTCATTATTGGAACTCGATGCTCCGCTTCAAAGTGAGAAAAATAACTTTTCATGATATATTTTCCGTCTGAACTCATTGGGAAATTCATATATCCCATCGGTTGAAATCCGTCCATACCCCTTGTCAATTTCATATTGGCAGCCAAAATATCTTTTAACTGGTTTACCTGAAGCATATAAAGCTTTCCAGTCATTTCACGTGAACGGCTAATGATCGGAGTGTCTTTGGTTAACTTTCTATAATCTTCTTCGGCATATCCCTTAACTCCAATTACAATTGAAGTACTCACGCCTTTGATAAAATCATAAGTAAGTTTGGTAAAATGACCCGTATCGATTACCGTAATGTCAATATTATAGGCATCCCCTGATTGCCCTATTAAATCCGAGTCAATTATTTTTTGTAAATATGGCCAAACACTATTAGGCTGCCCAAATGAGTAAGTGAAAAGCTCCCGATTACTTTCGTTTTCCTTATCTTTTAAATTTCGATTTCGAGTGTTTTTAAATGTTCCAATACTTCCGTGAGTAATCGAATAAGTTACACCAGTTGAAGTGTGCGCTATGATTTCATAATCCAATCTAACATCTTCATTGCCTTGCTCCATAACACCCCCTAAATCGCAAGCCATCGTAATCAAAACTATTTTTCCGTTTCCATCATTATCACACATAACATCCGGTACAATTCCAATTTGATAAGACCTCATGTTATTTTCCATCATTTCATTAACTCGAAGCGCAACCCCTCGCTCCTCCCAAGTCTGACCCAACTGAGTATTTACAAAAGTCTTTAACTTTCCCTCGTCAATATGACCATCGGGAGGGCAAGCGTCCAACCACTCATAACACAATTTTTCCCAACTCACAAATCCCGGAGGCAAAATAATAGAGTTCAATTGATAACTTCTTATTCCCGGTCTTTTCACATAAGCGTCAATTCCACGTAATCTTAAACGCAAAAAATCGGGCATATTTTTTATAACAATACCCAATTCACCAGAAGTCTTTTCGCCGTCATACGGCTTACTTAATATCGGCCA